TTCTAATATTTCGTTAAATCCTGCTTCGTCAGCAACCATAACACCGTACATATCTTTTGAATTTGTTTCTGTTAGTTCATCGAACATTTTGTTCAATAGGTTAGCATCATCTTCTGAAATATCAATTGATGTTTGATTCTGTAGTTTAAACGAACCTGCTTCAATTGATTCACCGTAACCGGCTTTAGCAATAATCTTTGCCGCTCCTAATGGACGACCGCTTACCATTGCATCACCTTTGGCATAAGCATATAATGATTTAACATTTGAGAATACTTCTGCTAATTTGTTCTGCCACCATTCTTCAGGATCTTGTCCTTCGCCAAGGTATTCTTCAATTTCTTGAGATGCGTAACAAATAAAGTTAAGTTGCTTCATCATCATTGGAATTTCTTGCTGGGGACTCTCGAGCAATTCTTCCTCTGTGGAAACCTTATCTAACATTTCTTTGAACGTTAATGAAATTGTTTTACCGTTTGAATCTTTGATAGTAACTTGTGAAGGTTTTGGCTTAGGAGCTTTTTCGTTGTCTTTCTTGTAAGCTGCCTTAGTTTCACCAGCCGGTGTTTCAGATTCCTTAGTAGTAGCTTTACTAACAGGTTTCTTTTCGGCTTTGAGTTCTTTATCGTGATCGCCTTTAGTTTCAGCAACTTCGTTACAATCACAATGTGGACAATCAGATTCACAAACACAATCTTCGGCTTTAACGTCTGAACCACAACACTTGTCTGAACAGAATCCGACCTGTTCTTCCATACCGTCTTCTTCATCATCTTTGACAGCGGATTTCTTTTTTACACCAAGTATTTCGGTAATTGACTTTTTCAATATATTGCTATCTTCAGCAACTGGTTTACCTTGTCCTGTACCACGTTGTGGCAAAGTTTGGTCAACCTTTGACTTATAAGCCTTGTCGTATTCAGCTTCAGCGTTGTCTACGTCTGCCGGGCGTTTGCCGTCAGTGAGCCCAGGTATCTCGCCTGTAAAAACGTGATCAGGTGCAACAGGATGAGGGATTACCTCAATAGTATGTTGATCCTTAAATCGTTTTTCTTCGGGTGCCTTTGGCTGGGCAACTTCTGAAACAAGATCTTTAAAATTTTTCATGTTTAGTCCCTAATTTAATTTACTCTATTCTTTATTTATATCTTAAAAGGCATCGTCTTCGGGATGACCACCTTCAGCAGTTTCATCTGCAATCTGGTCTTCCATAGTCTGCTGCTGTTCTTCTGTCATTTGAAGTACGTTAGCAGTAATCCACTGATGAGAGAAATACTTACCTGTATAATCAGATATATCTCTGAGAGTATTCAATCGCTCTCTCAAAATCTCAGCTTCCTTCAATTCCTCAAAATAATTATCCTTAACAAAGTCGTAACGAATATCGTTTCTAATTTCGTTGAACTCCTCAGGTGTTAAAATACCTTTGAGTATCAATTGCTTCTCTAATACCATATTGAATATCCAAGAAAAGCGAGTACGAATCCTTCTAATGAATTTGCCAAACTTTAGTTCATCTCGAGTAATCTCAGATGTTCTACCAAAACTTGCCATGGCTTCTGGTTCTAAACGTGATAATGGAACCTTTAACGATTTGAATAACTTACGTTGAAAGTATTCCATATTTTCGTTCGTACTCAATCCTGGTGCGTTTCCGCCGGCTAATGTATCAACCTCAGTTGATCTTTCACCACCACGACGAGGGAACCAAAAGTCCTCTGTCATTGTTAACATTTTTCTCGAATCAGTAATCTGTCCTGACTCTGAGTTGTATTGTAACTTACTCTTATGACGAGCCATCATATCTCTAAGATATTGCTCTGCCTTATTCTTAGGCAAGTTACCTACATCAATATAAAAAATTCTACGTTCAGGTGCTCTTGTTAACGTATAAATTACAACAGCATCTTCTAACATTCTTAACTGGTTTAAAGCTTTACTTGCTGGGTGTAAATGAGATAGAACTAAACTATTATTCTCATTCATCAATCCCGAAGTAACTCTAGCAATTGCATCCTTGGCAACTTTAATTCCTGATGTACTACTTGAAGGAGCGCTTCCGCTACCTGTAGTAGTATTCTGAAACCCAGACTCTGAATACATATAGTATTCATTTTTAATTTTCTTTACAGGTACACCTGAATGTTGATCCTTTCCTTTCTTATCAACTTCTCGTATTAACTTCAACTTACGAGGATCAACATATCTTAATTCAATTACACCCTTCTTAACATCTTCAGGGTCAATAATAATATGATAATTTAATCTACCATCAACATAAAACTTTTGAAACATATCGTATGAGTTATTCGTAAAATCAAATAACGCAAGGATTTGGTCAAACTCTTTGACAATAGCCTTCTTAACTTTGTCTGATAGTTCAGTTTCTCCTAACGAGATATCAACCACTCTATCATTTGTATCAACACTAATGGCTTCGTTTATTATATCGTCTACTGCTTGAGATATCTCAGGCTGCATTGCCATAGACCGATATTTGGTAATAAGGTCGGATTCTGTTTTAGCAGAACCTTCCATATCCAATATCGTATTATAAAATCCACCAAGCGCGTTACCTACGGTAATCGCACCATCATCATTTGAGGGCTCAGCGAAACTAACTGGTAAGGTAGTCTCCTCTTCCGCCCTCTTTATATCAAAGCCAAAAATTTTCAAAATATCATCCTATAATTAATTATGTAGTTGGAATGCCGGTATTGCCTTCTACTTTCCAAAGATCGTAGCTAAAGGTAATTCCGAATTCCTGAATCTGATCGTTAGTATCCCAACCCATAGCAATCTGATCCAAACTCGTTGGGTACAATCCTTCAAACACATATGTACGAAGTGCGTCTCCATTTTTACTATATTGAGTAATCAACGCATTCGATTTATAATCCTGAGGTAAAGCACGAGTATTAGAATCGTGTGAATTAATTGCATTCATCCACGCTTCCATTGCATTCCGTACTAAGAAATCCTCATCATTAATACATGTGACTGTCCAATCTGCAAATGTTCTGTCACCAGCATAATTAATTTGTCTTCCAAAATATGGAACAGTGAACGAACCTACCGTAGAGGCAGGCAGTCCGGCTGTTTTAATCATGAAAGGCGCTTTAAAATCTGCACTTGGGTCAACAGGGTTTAAGATTTGCACTTGGAATAGGTTGGCCCGAGCACCACCGCCAGATAACTGGGATTTGAACTCATTTATATTAAACGCCATTCTTATTCTCCTTTATTTAAAAATTATTTATACTGTTAGAGCGAACCAACAATTTCTTCAAACTCAACACCTGATCTTGTAGCAACAAAGGTCAACTCAATCACATTGATTGAACGTGCAGGCTTAATGAATATATTCGCTCTGAACTTACCTTGGTCAATGACCGCTGGTGTATTAACTGTTTCGTCAGATACAACTCTGAAATCAACAATCCCTCTTTTACCTTGAATATCCCTTAAGAATGGTTCTACAATTCCTTTGAATTGAGCTTGAGTAAACTCGTCATTCAATTCGAAGAGGAATGATTCTGCGGCGTTAGCAATTGCTTTCTCAACAGCAATAAACAATCTTCGTACGTTCAAACTATCGAACGCGCTGTTCTGTCCAAATCCTGTCTTATCACCGAATAGTACAATTCCTTGTCCTACCTGTGCCATTACCGGATTAACTTCATTGCTGTATAACTGATCTCTTTGACTCTTGTTAGGGTTAAAAGCAAGTTTTACAACGTTCTTAATTACACCTTTACGGAATCCTGCTGGAGATTCAAAAGGTTCAACTCTTGAAGCAAGACCAGCGATATCACCGTTAAGTGGTGTGTATCGGTATACATCGTTATATCTGTCGTATCTATATTTGTAACCTGAATCAATTACTGAGTAAGAAGAACTAGGTAAAGAATTTTTAAATGCAATTACATTTGCCAATTTCCTTTCTGTTTTACTTTCATCAACAACGTCTGATTTAGCAGGACTGATAAACGCGATTGCGTCTTTTCTGTAATCTGCAATATTTGAGATCAAGTATGTACCTACGTTACCAGCATCATCAGATTTACCACCAAGTACGAATGAAACATCAATTTCGTTTGCTGATTTAAACAAATCGTAACCTGCGGCAAGATCAGCTAATGTTGCTACTGATTCTGTTCTACCTGCTGATCCTAATGCCAATGATTCGTATTGTGAAGTTTGAGCTTCAAAATGCGCTGTATTAGCAACCTTGACCCAACCTGATTCCTGGTCAATTACTTCTTTATAGTAATTTGTTTTACCACTTGACAGTTTTGTACCAACCGTAGTAGATACATCGCTATAGATCTCGACCGCGGCACCTTTAGTACCTGTGATCGCTCCATCTTCATCTAATACCGCAATGTGATAGTTAGTTGATTGTGGTGCTTTACCAAATAGGTTTGAGTATGCCCACTTTCTTGTAATGCTGAGTTTGTTTAAATCAGACTCTGCCAATAGGTATTTGCCACTGAATGTTACGTCGTATGAATACGCTGCAATGGTTACTGTGTTTGCTGTTACATCTCCAACTGAGTCTCTCCATTCTTCAGTAATGGTGTTGACTGACAATTCTTGATATCCTACGGAATCGTTACCGATTACGAAGATATCACCAGCGGATACAGATTCGACTCTGCCTGCAGGTGCTACTTCAAATGTTGTTGTGCTTGCGTTAAATGCAATTGTTTGTGGGGTTGCGAGTATCTCTGAGTTTGCGCCAGTAATTCTTGTGGCGGGTATAATACTCGCCTCTGCTACTGAACTTTCAAAATCACTACCTTTAACATATGCTACTTCTAATGAATTACCTAATTCACCAGGGTATAATGCGTCAAATGATCCGAACGTATGTAATGCAGTGTTTGCATTAGTTGTATCGGAAGCGGTTGCTGTATTAGCGCCATTGTC